GCTAAATACGAAGATATACATTTAGACCATTAAAAATGTATATTTAAGCCTTATAAATTAATTTACAGTTTTGTAAAGTGCTCGAGTGTAGTCATAAGGACCTACAGTCGAGGTTGAAGTTTGCGTTGGAGCTGAAAGCAAACCAGGATACCCGCCGCCAGCAGCAAATTGATTCAAAATACTATCCGGACCAATTTGGTAGCAATTAAAATTAGGAGCCGTACCATCTTGTCTAATGGCTGGCATAATGACAGTTGGAGCAAAAACTTGATAACCAGCTCTACCCACATCGTCACAACAACTAAAGATTTCTATAGCAATGGACGGCAAGATTGGAGCTACAGTAGGCACATACTGAACGGGTTCAGCAACTTTCAAAACAAGATATCCCATAGAATTATCACCGTTATTAAAAGAATAATTATTAGCCGCAGGATAATAACCCTTAGAAGAGTTACCAACGAATCTATAAGGTGTCATATGTGGTACTTCAATTTCATAGGTATGAACACCCATTAACATTCTATCTGCATTTGCTCCAGCAGATAAAGACACATCAGTGGTAGTAGACGAGACAACATAATTAGGTTTGTCTTGACACACCGTTTGGGCCAATAATACACCGTTTACTTGCGGGTTAGTTTGAAACTCAGCATACTGATAAGTTGCATCAATTGCAGCACGGTATGCTGAATTCAAAGGAGCATTAGTTAACTCTGGAAAAGGAGCTGTAGATCTCCAAGCTCTACCACCCACAATATCAGTATTATAACTATGAAAACCTGGTGGAACATAATACAATTCTCCCAAAGTAGTGCCAACTACTGAAATTTTAAAACGAGCGCCACCTGAATAACCAAGAAACATTTGATTAATTAACTTTGCCGTATTAACAGGTAATGCAGTAGTAACACCAAATGGACCATCAGGGGTTATACGAGGCGACTTAACTCCTATTAGATGAGCTACATCGAACTGAACCGCACCTCTAAAATTAGCCATATCTTGTGAGGTAAAACGTTGATAAAATGCCCTAGTCCACCTACGCATATGATCTCGAACACTAACTATAGGCCTCAAATCTGTAGGCTTTACCATTACTTGCTCATGCTCCTGCAACAAAACTCCATCTTGCTCTTCAACTTCAGCTTCCATTTTATACAAAACTTCATCACCAAGATTAGGATATTTAAAATCTGGTGCTCCATCAACGCCCTCTATTTTATCAGTTACAGATTTAATAACATCTTCCTCCGTAACAACCATGCCACGACTAATGGGAGAATTCGATGAATATAAACTAACCATTAAAGGTCTAGTATTATAACCAAACAGTTGAAAGTCCTCACCAGCTGATATATAAACATTAAATTGAACTGATGTTGGGACCGCTCCATTAACAACCAATGGTTGATGCACATAAATATAATACATACCATGCTGTAAAGCATTAAACTCAAAATCCGTTGAACACGGTAATTGCTCCAATGGTGAAACATAAGGCAAATCAATTGTATGAACTTGGTGACCAGAAAATTCCAAAGTCTCCATCATCAAATTAGGTACTGAATCAAAAGATGGAACAGAATTAACCATATTACGATCCGGAGAATAATTTCTAGCAACGGTTAATTTACAATAATGAAAATTAGACATTGCAGACTGTATATGCAATTTAAGTCCTCCCCTCCAATATTTACTCATATGATGGAGAGTTTGAATTAAAGAATTAAAACAGTATGTGGCTGTCGGAACTATATTAGTTAACACAAACGGAGTAACTTGTTGAAAAGGTGTAATAGGCCTAGAAAACACAATAGTGCCTTCCGTATTAGTACTTTTAACAGAAAACGTCCCAACGTGCATAGGTTTCGAAGCAATTTCCGAAACCAACATTTCATCAATAGCAGTATCAAACGTGTAATCACGCGTATAATGACTGAACTGGGAATACGGATCCATTTTCTCAATTTGCAAAGGAGCATCAACAACATTTGTGTTTTGACGCTCCTGGACCGCCATCTTCGTGGTAATAGTCCCATCTGCGGGATTATGTAATCCAGTTAAAGAACGTAAATATGCACGAGCAGAATCAACAAAATCGAACATTTGTGCCCTTGTACCAGTAATCAAATCATAAGCATCACTAATTGTAGTTTTTGTACCACTAGTGACTCTATCAAAAACATTCGTTACGAAACCCTTCGCAGATTCTACAAAACCTTGCGGAACCCAAGTAGGATTTACGTGAGGCCCATAGAACTCCAACTCTCTAAACATAAAATGCGCAGTAATTGTCAACGCATTAGTGCCAGAAGTCGGAACTCCCATAGGGTTAACGACCATCAATGTTACTTCGGCATAATTACCAGCATATTGCGACGGAACAACAGACGTACCATCTGTAGCGACAGCAGCCAATTTTGTATTTACATAAAACGGCACTTCCAACACCACTGGAGTTGCTTCATTAGCGCTTAAAAACACATGTGGAGCTGCCATGAACTTGTTCAAATTAAACAAATCAGCAGGACTTAAAACCTGTGCAAAATTATCTGTTCCAGCAGGAGTAGCAGCAGCAACCAACAAACCGCTATGCATAGGTGTTCCCGCAACTTGCAAAACTACAGAAATTTTTGCTCTATATAACAAAGAGGCATCAAACGGTATTTTTACCAAGGGGTTAGTCAATATATCATTAGGTATATTAATTGTGGTTAAAGCTGTTCCAGCTACCGCAGTGTTTACCCAAGGTATATTCTTTATAAAATATGGTTTATTCAAAATAACTGAATAATCCATTTCCAATTGAGGTGGGACACAATCCAAAGCCGGTTTCTTATTATATCTAAAGTCTGGTTCAATAGCTGACCTGGTTCTAACTGATGAGAAAAAATTCTCAGCAGTCTCATCAACAGTTTTAACAACTCCCACGTTAGCTATATCATTAACCATATTTGATTTATTATTATTGTTTTTATTTAAATTGTCTGTAATGAATTATTTATATCGAATCTCAAAGCTCCATTAACGCTTTGAGTACCCGTCATTTATTTTAATATTTAATAACATATCCATTGCTTCATAATAAAAAATGATTATAAAAATATGAATTTTAAAAACATGTATATACATTATTATTAAAAAATTGAAGTATTTATATATATTTAGAAGATCCCCAAGTTAAATCCTTCAAAAACTCCTCAGGGTTCTCATATAACTGCTTTAAGTAAGATCTAGATAAGACATAATCGCCATACCCGCGATCCTTCAACTTAATAGCAATATCATTCAATAAAATATCACGATCCGGCCATAAATAGGCTTCACGTTGATAATTTTCAACTTTAGCTTTCAAAACGACACCTAAATCCTTAGTAGCATCATAAAAACTTATTCCACTTTGCAATGTTCTAAGTTCCAAAGGACACACTACGCGACCCAGTTCATCATGATATCTAAAAAATCTTTTCAAAAATGTTACATCATCCAATGACTGAAAGGGATCACGTATTTCGCCCTTAAGACTATCAGTAAATCCCATTCCCATAGAATCAAAAAATTCTTTCATAGTGATTGCATTTAACCGATCCACATTATTCCTAATTCCGACTAATTTATCATCTCCATAAACAAAATCTACTATGGAATGTAAAAACCGATTCACATTGTTATCACCAATTTCCCTATTGTACCACATCGCCGTATAAAATCTATTTACTAGGGAATTTAAAATTGCGGTTAAATAATGCCCCGAAGGCATTGAATGAGTTGTTAAATATAAATCATCTTGCACCGCTACTATTGATCTAATGGCGTTATCTAACAACAACTCAACCATTTCTACATCTTCCGGAGGAATATATTCGAGTATAACTTCTTTTATGGCATCTTGAACTAAATTGTTCATAGAACCATCCCATTTAGCAATATCACCAGCAAAAACTCCCTCACAGGATCGCAATTCATCATACATGATGGGCCACTCACTCACGGGATTTATACCAACACAAATATTATTATATCGTCTGTTTTCCATCAAATGTTCAACCAACCAACCAAAATATTTTTTCATTAAAACTTGATGATGAATTGTGCCAACTCGAAAACTTCGAGGTACTCCCTCTTTTTCTTCATTTCGCAACTCGTCTTTCAATGCTTCACACCAAACTAATTTTTTCCAATCAATTTTCCCAATCTTAAAATCTTCCTCAAAAACATTTAACTCTTCACGCAATACATTCGTGAATTTCTTTAATTCAAAGTCTATATACACGGATTTTTCTCTTTTACAGCCAAATCCGTTACTAGAATCCTTATTTAATCCGGCCAACATTGTTGTACCACCAACGATTTCTTCTTCATTTAGAGTTCTATAAACACTATGTTCGAGAAATCTTCGTACAACCCTCTTACCGAATTCTATATCAGTATTAGAAACATTCACTGTATGTTGAAACGACTTCTTTGCTACATCTTTCACAGTACATTTACCGAATTTAGTTAAATTTGCCGGAAATCTTGTAACTGGATACAAACCATACAGTGGAGTCGTAGCCAAATTAGACTTACTACCAACGGATACATTCAAAGACTCATCAATCTTCAAAACTGACATATTCTCAATTTCCTTACCACTCATTGTAAATGGCAACACCTCTGCATCCGATTGGAAAATATCGTTAATATATTTCCTAGTATCAACACTCCATTTTATTGCCAAGCCCATTCCCAGCTTATCATTTCCAGCTACATGCATACCCAGAATACCATAATTATTACTTATTACAGCTCCACACAAGCCATCACCATGTATATTATAAGAAAAATTTTCACCCTTAACAATAACCCTATAATTGTTTAACAAAGGAATTTCATAAACAATTGGTTTATGTGAGGAAATATTGGAAACTTGACAACTATTATAACTACCAAATGGTGTTATTAAAGATAATTTTCCAGTTGGCTCAACGCCAAAAGCAGCCAATTTTCTAAAAACCGTCGGAATATTTTTTGGTAATTTAACGATGCAAACATCTTCCGCTCTATTCATATAAACTGTATCAACCCTCAATTTATCGTAAATTATATGATTTTTTATTTTATCTCGATAAACTGTTAAACGTACATTTTCGGGTGTAATCACTGCATGACTAGGTAATAAAACACAATGACCACTCAGTAATCCAATGACATGAATTTTATTATCATCTCCATTCAAAACAGTAACCTCGCGTAAATTATGTACTAAACTACGGTGGTAAGTACCCAAATCATCCAAGGAAAATTGTCCAGCCATATTTGATTCTATGCTGTATTTTCCTCCACTTTTACTTCCACCCTTAAACAAGCTTTCAATAACTATTCGCATTACAAATACGACGGCTATTAAACATATATAAATAGCAATAGACAGCAATTCTTCGCTCTCTAATATTTTATCCAACATGCCAGTAATTTTAGAAACCAGCCATGTTACTGCATCTCCAACAAAAGAACATAAAGTTTTGTCAGGCTCTTGACTTTCTGACCGCAATTCATCACGCAATTTTTTCAACTTTGCCTCTAAGACTTCTGGATCAATATCCTCATCATCTTCGACAGAGTCATTCCACAGTTCACTGGGTGAAGCGGGTTTCAATAATGCACTATTGAATGTCCAATCAAACATTCCTTCTGCCAAAAAACCGCTATGCTCTCTGATAAAATCTAATTGCGACTCACTCAAATTATTCGATACCATTCTACGCGCGTTCACATCGCGAAAAGCTTTAATAATTCTACAAACCCAACTATAAAACTCTAAATCAGTCTTAGTATCTGAAAAAACAAAATGAGGAATTAACCCCTCAAATTCTTTTTCGTCTCTAAAATGTATTGGAAATCCATCTTCAAACCTTCCACCGGCCAAATTATACGATTTCCACTGAGCACAACCAACATACGCTCCATTAAACTTCACTTTAGCAAAATCTAAAACAACACAACGCCGCCATAACGCTGGCAATTCCCTTATTCCATCAGTCCTGACTAAACCACTGAGATTCATAAATTCATTGGTTGTAGCCAATATAATCTCACTATTAAAAAACTTGGTGTCCTTATTTTCAGCCCTTGCACAATCTAGAGGATATTTCACTTCTGATATCATATTAATAAATGATCTCCACTGAGATATACCTTGTTGACCAACATCGTCCATATAAAATATAGTTTCATTCTCGTACATATCATAAAAATCCTTGCCATCATTTACGTCCTTAATAATATGAACGTATTTAGACCAAGGACACGCTTGTACTACTGCATTCATAGCTCTAGACTTTCCACAACCCGGAGGCCCTTGGAAAATTATTCCAATAGGTTCCTGCCGACTACATTGTTCAAATGCCTCTATGCGTTTGACAAGCTTCAAAAAGTCCAAATAAACCGCCATGACTGCAGCTGACCTACGACTCCATTGTCTAAACACTTCGTGCTTTAAATTGTTATGAAACGTTTTAATTTTAACACGAAATGCTATTTTCGTAATTTTCTCACCCAATTTATCTTCTCCGATAAATTTATTCATTTGATACAATTGGGCGTGTGTTGAAAATTCACCCAAACTCGTCAGGTATTCCCTTATTGAATCTATAAACCCAGACTTGGGAAGCAGATCCAAAATAAAACACACTGCTTGTATAACAAGAGATATAATCTGATGGATACCAGTTATATCATCACACAATTTTGCTGAAGAAAAAACATTCATACGCTTAATTATTTCAAAAAGCGTCTTCGGTAAAAACATAGAAACCGTTGATAAACACAATTCTTCCAACATTTGAGGTCTAAATTTATCCAAACACCCAGACGTTGTTGTGTACACATCAATAATTACAGCTATCATATCTGCCATATTAATTCCGGTTGCACACATATTTTTAAGTCGCAAGAATATACTAACGACCTGC